AAGCAGTTAAGGCGGCTCCACATGTTCCAATCAATGCGGCCATCAATGCTAAATTACTATTGGATGGTATGCCAGACTTACATCAAGAACATAAAGAATATTGGGAGAGTTTGCCAGGCACTGGTGATGTACTAAATCCAGCAAGTGAATATATAAAGAAAACTATTGGTGTTGCAATTAAAGAAGGTGCTCCTTTAGTAGAAGCAAAAGCAATTGCTGATCAGGCACAAAAAGAAAAGAACATAAAGTACTATAAGCCCACAATCCAAGAGGTTATGAAAGAAGCAAGTCTTCGTATGACGGAAGAGATTGAAGAGTTTGTGGAAAACTTTATTATTGATTCTGATCCTGCAACAGTTAAGAACTTTGAACCACATAAAGTATTGGTAAAAGTAGGAGCAAAGGCAAATCATGCTCGTATTATTAGACAACTTTATGAGGGAGAGTTTAGTGAGTTTACAGAACTTATGAACTTACCCAATGCCACACAACGTAAGAAGTTGAGTGAATATGACTTAGATCAAGTTGAACAACTAGAAGAAGGTTTTGCACACTACAGTACTGCCCAGAAGAAGGCGGCATTGGAAATGTACAAGAAGATTCTTGATGCTTGTGATATGATTATTACTACACAAAAGGCAACTAAGAAGCCTCGTAAAGTAAAAGAGAAGTCAGCTGATCAACTAGTTGCTAAGATGAAGTACAAGAAGATCGACAGTGACTATGGTATTGCAAGTGTAAGCCCTAGTGGTTTAATTGGTGCCGTATGTGCAGTAGTGTTTAATACTAAAAACCGTAAGTTGGGTGTATACGTTAGTGTAGATGAAGATGGTTTCAAAGTAAGAGGTACAACTCTGTTAAACTATAACGAAGAAACAAGTCTACAAAAGACACTTCGTAAGCCACAAGAACAGTTAAACACCTTTAAGAAAACAACAAAGGCTAGAACCGTTAAGCAGTTTGAGGGTATTAAGACAACTGAGACAAAGCTCAATGGTAGGTTTAATGCAGAAACAATTATACTAGCCGTCCACAAATAAATAACTGTATGGACTACAGTTTAGAACTGAACATCACAAATTATTGCCAAGCAAAGTGTAGGACTTGCAGAAGAACAGTTACCGATACTGGTGAAACTGTTCCTTGGCTTGTCCTAAAACACATGAGCGATCAAGAATTGGATCATATTGTTTCTAAGACAATGGGATTGAATATGACATATGACTTGTGTGGTGAGTATGGCGATCCTATGATGCACCCCAATATACAAAAAATTATAGACAAACTGACTTCAATAGGTTCTGTAAGTATAAACACAAATGGTGGATTACGAAACGAAAAGTTCTATAGTACAAATGCAAAAAACAGACGCCTAAAAATAACATGGAGTATTGATGGACTTGATCACGATACGAATTGGAAATATAGAGAAGGTGTTAATTGGCAAAGAGCAATGGATAATATGACTGCTTGGTTTCACCATGGCGGTAAAGGCAGATGGGAGTACTTAATGTTTGATTGGAATAAAGATCAAATACCTCTTGCCAAGACATTTGCAGATGCTAATAATATTTCTGTAAGATTTAAATGGCCTAATGGCGTACATGGACAAATAGATGAGCGAACTAGAAAACAAATGCAAAGTACAATGCAACTTTCATAGTGAAACAGTACGTGGATTCTATTTGGATAGCAGTATGCAAGTATTTCCATGTTGTCACTATGCAAGTATATATGGTGAACGTAATATATCAGATGAAGTGCCCGTAAGAGATCAATCTTATGAGCAAAGTTTAGTAGATAATCCAAAATGGAATAGTCTAAATGAACATTCCTTAGAAGAAATCACAAAACATGATCAATATCAAACAAATATATACTATCCTGGCTGGATAGATAATCCTACACTAGTCTGTATGCACTTCTGTAATAAATACAGTTAAGGAGAATAACATGAGTGCAAAAAGTGATCTAATTAAAGAAATGGAACTCCGCCTAGGTGGTGGCATGGTTGATGTAGAACTTGACCCAGAACATTATGAACTGGCAGTTAACAAAAGCCTACAAAAGTACCGCCAACGAGCTGAAAATGCCGTAGAGGAAAGTTATGTATTTCTGGATTTACAAGAAGATCAAAATGAATATACTCTTCCAGTAGAAATTGTTGAAGTTAGAGATATCTATCGTAGAACAACTGGTGTAAGTAGTGGAACAGGTAATGATATAGAACCTTTCCAGGCCGCATTTATGAATACATATCTTCTAAATTCACAAGGTAGTGGCGGTCTTGCAATGTTTGATTTTATGCATCAGTATAGAGAAACAATGGGAAGACTATTTGGCGCAGAGATGATGTTTACTTGGCGTCCTCAGGATCACAAACTTCTAGTACATCGTAAAATAAAATCCGCTGATACATGCATTTTGCATTGTTACAATCACCGTCCAGATCAAAACATTCTTGTTGATACATATGCAGGACCCTGGGTCAAGGACTATGCATTTGCTCACGTTAGACTAATGTTAGCAGAAGCACGTGGTAAGTTTACACAAATTGCAGGCCCACAAGGTGGAACCACAATGAACGCAGATCAACTTCGTACAGATGCAATGGGCGAAATTGATAAACTTGAACAAGAGCTAACACTATATAGTGAAGGTTCAACAGGTTTAAGTTTTGTAATTGGTTAATTGACAACTTAACAATAAGAGTATATAATAATATTATGAAAAAGGTAATTGGTATATGTGGCCTAATAGGTCATGGTAAGGATACTGCCGCAGGCTTTCTGATCTCAGAAGGCTTTCAACGTATCAGCTTCGCAGGTGTATTGAAAGATGCATGTGCTAGTATATTTGGATGGGATAGAATCCTACTAGAAGGTAACACACCTGAAAGTAGAGTATTCAGAGAATCAGTTGATACTTGGTGGGCTGAACGATTAGACATACCAGACTTTACTCCAAGACTTGCATTACAACAAATAGGAACTGATGCATTAAGAACACATTTTCATCCAGACATTTGGGTTGCGGCCTGTGAGCGTCAGATTGAGATGTGTACAAAGAATGTTGTCATTAGTGACTGTAGATTTTTTAATGAACTAGATGTCATTAAACGATTAGGCGGATCAACTGCCGTTGTATGGCGTAATGAAAAACCATTGTGGTGGGCTACTGCTTCTAGTATTAATCAAGCAGGTGCAAATAACATGGAACACAATAGTATGTCTATTGTTTTCCCTGATGTACATAAAAGTGAATGGAGTTGGGCGGGCTGGAATTTCGATTATGTGATAAATAACACCACTTCGCTTGAAGATTTAAAAACTCAAGTCCTAAATAGCCTCAATTAAATACACATATAACTCTATAATAAGCACTATTTCGGAGGATCCTATAAATACGAGTAGAACAAAAATGTTTCTACAAACGTTATTTTTAAAGGAGAATTCCAAATGGCAAATCTTGTTTCACCTGGCGTACAGGTTTCAGTAACAGACGAGTCAGTATACGGTCCTGCAGGCGCTGGCACGGTCCCAATGTTGTTTATTGCAACTGGGCAGAACAAAACAGATCCAACAGGTACAGAGACTGACGGTATTGCAAAATATACCAAAGCTGCCAATTGCGGTAAACCTATCCTAGTAACATCACAGAGAGAACTAACACAGTACTTCGGTAATATTGATTTCCGTACAGTAAGTGGTACAGTTCAACAAGGTGATGAAACTAATGATTATGGTCTACTAGCGGCATATAGTTTCTTGGGTCAAAGTGCGGCGGCTTACATTGTAAACGCAGACGTAAACGTTTCACAACTAAGACCAAGTTCAGCTGCACCAACAGGTCCAGCGGCTAATCTAACATATTGGTTAAACCCAACATTATCAGCATACGGCATTTACGAATATAGTGCTTCAAGTGTGTGGACAGCAATTACCCCTACAGTAGAGATTGTTACAACAGCAGGTACGGCAACGGCAACTGTTGTTAATGACACTTACTTAGTAGAAGTTGTTAACGGTGCATCCGAAACACAAATCATTTATTACAAAGGCACAGGCGGTAGTTGGGTAGCCCTAACAACTGGTACTAATGCCACATATGCACCACACTATTCAGCACCAACTGGACCAAGTGCAGGTGATGTATGGATTAAAACAACAACACCAGGCGCAGGCTTGGATATTGATATTTCATTATACACAACTGCTACTGCAAAATTTGTAGCAAAGACACCAGTTTATGCTAATGATCATGCAACTGATCCAACAGGCATTACAGCTGATATTCAGCAAGATGGTACTGCTGGCGTAGCCAATTCAAACTTCTCTGACGGAGAGCTTTGGTTGTCAATTGACGATGGCACAGGCATAGTTGAAATTAAACGTTGGGACGATACAGCAGCTCAAGAGTGGGATAGCATCTCAACTAGTTCAGCTACTGCAACAGGCGGTTATGTAATGGAAGTAAGTACAACTCAACCAGTAGGCTCACCAGTAGATGGTACACTATGGTTTGATCCAGACTTAAACGACTTAGACATTTATGAAGCGGCTCTAGACAGTGGCGTACAGAAATGGCTTAAAGCAAGTGATGTTCAGTATGTTACTACTGCTCCACTAACAAACAAAAGTGGCGGATCTCTAGCAGATGGCGACTATTGGATTGATACTGATGAATCAGGTTATCCTGTAATCTACAGACATAACGGAACATCATGGATTGTTAAAGACAAAACAGACCAAAGCACAAGTGCAGGTGTTGTGTTCGGTGACATCACTGATCTAGCAAACGCAGGCGGTGCCTTTGTTGACTCTGCAAACGTACTAGCAGGTGGACCTAACCCACTGGTATATCCAGTAGGCACATCAGCAATTAACATGTGTCGTTCGGCAGCTACTGTTAAAAAATATGACAGTTCACTATCAACTACATGGAAATGGCGTAACTTTGCAGGCAATCAAGCAGATGGTTCAGGATCATTTGGTAGATTAGCACAACGTAGAGTTATTACTAATGCAATGCAGGCAAGTGCAGCAGGAACAGAACTTCGTGAAGAGAATGTTCAATTCCGTTTAATTGCCGCTCCAGCATATCCAGAAATGTTTGATGAAATGGTTACACTAAACAGTGATCGTAATGAAACAGCATTTATTATTGTTGATGCTCCATTCCGTTTAAACCAAACAGAAGCAGTTAATTGGATTGACGGCGTAAGTGCAACAGAGAACGGTGAAGGCGGACTAGTAGGAAAGAATACTTACTCAGCAGCCTATTACCCAAGTGTACTAACAACTGATCCAGTAAGTGGCAAGAGCGTTGTTGCTCCTGCATCACATTCAGTACTATACACATATGCATATAACGACAACGTTAGTTTCCAGTGGTTTGCTCCAGCAGGACTAACACGTGGTGTTGTACAAAATGCAACAAACGTTGGTTACCTAAGTAGTGAAGGTGAGTTTACTCCACTAGCACTAACACAAGGTTCACGTGATGCAATGTATGTTAAAAAACTTAACCCAATTGCAAGATTTCCTGCAGAAGGAATTGTTGTATTTGGACAAAAGTCATTACATTCAGGTGCAAGTGCATTGGATAGAGTTAACGTAGCACGTTTAACAGCATACCTAAGAGAACGATTTGCAGTTATTGGCAGACCTTACTTGTTTGAGCCAAATGATGCAAACACACGTTCTAATGCTAAAGGTACATTTGAAGGCTTTATGTCAAATATCCTAGCACAACGTGGTGTGTATGACTATGCAGTAGTTTGTGATACAACAAACAACACTCCTGCGAGAATCGATGCTAATGAACTATATATTGATGTAGCAATTGAGCCAACCAAAGCGGCTGAATTTATCTACATTCCAATTAGAATTGTAAACACAGGCGAACTTAGTTAATAAACATATACTTAACTACAAGAACGGTGTCTAGAAATAGGCTCCGTTCTTTTTTGACTGTTTTGCATAAATAATACTATAGACAAACACTTTTTAAAAGGAGATTTAAGATGGCTGTAATTGCAAATTTTGGTGTACCGGTTTCCGGAGGTGGTGAAGCCACTCTAATGCCGAAGCTACAATATCGTTTCCGTGTCAAGTTTACAAACTTGGGAAACAGCAACAATGGAGCTCTAGTAACTAAGAACGTTATTAGTGTTACCCGTCCAGCACTAGACCATGAAGATGTTACAATTGATGTATACAACTCAAAGATTCGTTTAGCTGGAAAACATACATGGCAGGATATTACACTCGTTGTTCGTGACGATGTAAACAGTGATGTAATTAAAGAATTAGGCAATCAAATTGCTAACCAAGTTAACCATGCTGATCAGAGTGCTCAAAAGAGTGGCTCAGCTTACAAATTTAAAATGGAAATTGAAACACTAGACGGTGCTCACGATGAAGGTGATGCAGGCGTACTAGATAGTTGGGACGTTACAGGATGTTTTATTCCTAGTATCCAATATGGAGATCTAAACTATAGTTCAAGTGAATTTGTTCAGTGTACAATCACTATTCGTTATGACAACGCAGCTCATAACATTGCTGGAGCTGACGTACTAAGTAGTAGTTCAATTACAGCTGGTAGCGGTGATAGTGCTTCAGTAACAACGTAAGAAGATAGAAAATGGGATTAGGCAAATATCTAGGCGATTCCGCCAGTACATTATATAATACTGAAGGTAATCAAATACAGTCATTTATACCCAGATCTAGATTCAATTTTGCTGTTATTTTAACTCTTGTTGGTACTGATGGTGCTGACAAGAGTCTTTTTCTAAACAAGATTTCAAGTGTAACAATGCCTAGTTATTCAACTAGAACACAAACACTAAACCAATACAATAAGAAACGTGTAGTAACAACTGGTGTAGATTACCAGCCAGTACAACTTACTGCATATGATGACGCCAGTGGCGAGTTTGAAGAGTTTATAAAAAACTACAGTAGATTTTATTTCGGACAAACACTAACAGTAGATGATGAAGGGTCATTTAATTATGATCTGCTTAATGATAAATTTTCTAGTGCCAGTGGCTACAGTCAAGCAGGTCTAAAAATAAGAGAGACTAAAAACTTTATTAAAAATTTAAGAATTATAAGAACATCTAGTAAAGAAGATGTTAACGTCATCACAGTATACAATCCTTTTATACAAAACATTACACCTGATGCACTAAGTTATTCAGAAAGTACACCAGTTAGTTACAGCATAAACTTTATGTACGAAGGTTTTGATATACGAAGTGGCTCACAGGGCCAAGATTTCTTCAAGGAATATTACAACCTAGTTAACGACTAAATACTATTATGGCAAAGTTTCAGCAAGGAGTCTATACTCTAACTAACCCAAAAAAGTATATAGGTAAAAGTCAGCCTAGATATCGCAGTGGTTGGGAACTAGCAGTATTTAGAATGTGTGATGCCCATCCAAGTATAGTTGCCTGGGGTAGTGAAACACATAGGATTCCATATAAGAATCCTCTCACAGGAAAGAATACAAATTATGTTCCTGATCTGTTATTAGTATATAATGATAGAAAAAATGAACGCCATGCAGAAATTGTTGAAATCAAACCAAGTAAGCAAATATTAGGTGAAGCAAAGACTCAGGATCAAATGGCGGCGGCTGTTGTTAACCATGCTAAATGGGAAGCGGCCAGAGCCTGGTGTAAGAGTCAAGGCTTGGGCTTTAGAGTTATTACTGAAAACGAAATATTTAATAAGCCTCAAACCTCAAATAAAAGAAGGAAGAAGAGATGACAAAAAAACTAGAAGAAGAATTTAATCTACCACCCATTGAAGACATTTCATTGTTCGGTGAAGAAGCAATACCTATTGAAGCTGGTGAGTCAACTATTGAAACTTCCAAACAAGATATAGCATTAACACAAAATACTCTAGAAGTAACACAACGTATAGATAGTGCTTTGCCAATTGTACAGGGCTTAGAACAATTGGATAGAGAGATGGATGAATATGCAGTAAAGGCAATGACTACATTTGAGGACTTGGTTGATCTTGGAAAGAATGTAGAAGATAGACATGCGGCGCCTATATTTGATAGTGCAGCCAAAATGATAACGGCGGCTCTACAGGCAAAACAAGCCAAAATGGATAAGAAGATGAAGATGATTGAACTACAGATGCGTAAAGCAAAGTTAGATCTTGATACCCGTAAGGTAGATGCCAGTCTAGAAGGTAAAGAAGATGCTCCCGAAGAGATCGAGGGCAAGTTTATTGGAGATCGTAGCAGTATGTTAGCCGAGATCATGAATAAATTGAATGAAAACGATAAATAATAGTAGCGGAGAAATGTTATGAAATCTTATAAAGAATATCTAAAAGAATCAAAACAATCTTATAAGTTTCGTGTGAAATTAGCTCAAGAGCTTTCGGATGAACAAATAGATAAGATTGAACGTCATCTTGGAAAGTATGATGTAACGAGCGTAAGTGCTCCTAAAAAATTAATGCTACAAAGCACACCTTATGATTTCCCCACCCTGCGTGGATATGAAATCTTTGTTATGGAATTTGAAACAGACAGAGTTGCAAGTGCCTATCAAATCCAGGTGGAGCTCAGTAACTTATTAGGTCTGGGAGAGGGTCTAATGAAAGTTCGTAGTGAGCATGAACCATTAGAAAAACAAGAGCAATCAGAATTAGAAGGTTCGGATAAAGATCCTGAATCCCTACTTGCAGATGGCGACTATAAAGAAGCTGAAAAGATCAACAGCGAAGATTACTATGGTGACAAGTACAACACTAAGTTCGTACAAGAATTATTAGCTCTCCGAAAAACTAAAGAGAAGGAAAGCAAATGAGCGACTTAGAAAGAATTTTAAAACTATCTGGGCTTGTACAAGGCAGTGGCTTTGAAGCTCCAGTAGAAGAAAGCAAGATGTCCGATATAGACATTGATGCACAAGATAACAGCAGAGAAGACTTTATTGATATGCACTCAAGTACACTAGGTGGTGCTAAGGCGGCTGGCGAATTTTGGGACGATTCTAAAGAATCAAGAGAATCAAATGAAGGCGTTGAAACAGAAGCAGTAGGTACTGCCGCTGATCCTATTATGGACCTATGTGATGAAGTAGGTTGCGATCCAGATCATCCTATATTCCAAGAAATAGTACGTTTCTTAGATGCAGATCAAATAAAAGAGTTTGTAGATGACTATCGTAGACACCATGAGATGAATGCTAGTTTTGAATCTGATGAAGTAGAAGTTGACGAAGCATCATGTGGTTCTAAGAAAAAACACAAGCATGAATCAACAGAAGAAGTTGAAGAAGCAGAAGTAGTAGAAGGTCGTTTAGGCTTTAAAGACATTGCAAAGTTTGGTAGTGAAAAGGCAAGTAGAATTGACCAAGAAGCAAGACGTAGAGGTAGTGCTGATATGGAGCCAGGTGATGCTGATGAACTACGCTATAAGATTGCTAAAGAAATGGGCTTGATAGAAGATGCAGTTAATGAAGAGCCAGTACAAGAAGCTGAAGGCACGAGAACAATACAAGTTAACAAAGATATCAAATTGGCTATGGACAGTATCTGGGATAGACGTAGTGAGCAAATGACAGAAATGGTTTTCGTTAAAGAAATTGAAATTTATGAAGATGAAGATGGTTATCTAAGTGTTACAGTTGAGCATGATGGACCTTGGGAAATTTATACTGACACAGCATTTCCAGAAGCAATTAGTGAAATATGTGATTGTGAACTTGACTGGTCAGAACAAGGAATGCAAGACGAAGGAATGGCACATCTTGAAGGTGAGCTAATGGAAGCATACGAATCTATTAGTGAGACATTTCATACAGAGCTTATGAGAGAACTAAAAGACTAACTGTCCAAGAGGGTAGTTGAATTGATTTTTGAAGGAGATCAAACAAATGAATGAACTAGAAAGAATTCTTAATCTAGCAGGAGTAAGTTATGAGGCTCCAAAGAAGATTGAGGAAACAACAGAAGAGATTGCTGAAGTAGAAGCAGTAGAAGAAGTTGCCGAAGTAGAAGAAGCAGAACTTACTGAAGACGAACTAATGGAAAAAGAATACCAAGCCAATAGAAAACGTAAAAAAGGTAAGATGATGGGAGCAGAACTTGATGAAGCTCCAAACGAAGGCAATGAATTCTCAGGCAATCGTCAGAAGGCTATTGATGCTGGCGAAGACGAGTTTGAAGTTGACGGAAAGAAATACAAAGTCTCCGGTAGCAAAAACGAATCAATCGAAGAAGCTGAAGATCCAGACTATAGCAAAGACAATCTAGATATTTGTGATAAGTGTGATGAAGAAGACAAAAATTGTAAATGTGATGATGTAAAAGAATCACTAGAAGTTGTTGAAGAATCACCTACAATGGATACTACACAGTTAATTACCCTACTTAAAAACTCAGGCATTAGTGAAGATCAAATTGCTAGTCGTTTAAAAGTTATTGAGGAAGAGTTTGGAAACACTCCAGAAGGCGTTGGTGAAACAGAGCCTACAGTACATGGTAGTGATGACAACTATAACTTTGCACAAGCAGTAAACACAAGTCTAAAAAGATATTTGGATGCACATGATATGAAAGTACAAGTATCAGAGCATACAAAAGAAGACTTAACAGCGAAGTATCTAGCATCTAAAAAGTAAAATGCAAGGATTAAACTGGTCACTTAACGGTGATACGAGAAGATTGAATATTGATTCCAGCAGTAGATGTAACTTATCATGTCCAGGATGTGGTAGAACACACAGCGTTGCTGCTGGAACCAATGGCTCAATTGAAGACATGCCAATGGAATACTTCAAAGCACTAGTACGTCCAGAAAACAAAATTACCGATCTAACATATAATTTTGCACTAAGTGATCCCATTTATAGTGGGGTTATTTTAGATCAAATAGCACATCTGAATACACTAGATGACAGACCCAGAATTCAAGTTAGTACTAATGCAAGTGGTCGTAAACCCAAATGGTGGATTAAGTTTGCAAGCCTATTAGGACAAAGAGATAGAGTAGATTTTGCAATAGATGGTCTAGAAGACACAAATCATATTTACAGAGTTAATGCTAAATGGGATAGTGTTATGTT